TTCAAAGAAAACACTTTACGATTTGGACTGGTATCAGACCCGACGAACTTTCTGGTCACCGAGTGGAGGTTATGCATAAGATTATTGAGATTAAAGAGACTATGAAGAATAAATTAGTTCTCAAGAAACTTGCATCCGATACCATGACCATGAATCAGATAAAGAATCAAGTTAGAAAATTGATTGCTGATGGTACAAAAATAGATTTAATTGTTTTAGATTATATTGATTGTGTGTTACCTGAACAATCCGCTAAAGACGAGTGGAAGGCTGAAGGTTCAACTATGAGAGCTTTTGAAGCAATGTGTCACGAACTCAATATTGTTGGGTGGACAGCAACACAAGGTAATAGAAGTTCAATCTCATCTGAAGTGGTAACCACCGACCAAATGGGTGGTTCAATCAAGAAAGCTCAAGTGGGTCACGTAATCATTACAATAGCAAAGACATTACAACAAAAAGAAATGAACTTAGCAACAGTTGCTATTACTAAATCAAGACTTGGTAAAGACGGTGTTGTATTCGAAAATTGCAAGTTTGACAATGAACTACTTGAAATAGATACAGATACCTCAGTAACTTTTTTAGGATTTGAAGAACAACAGGAAGAAAGAAAAAGAGATAGAGTTAAAGAATTATTGGACAAGAGAAGAGAGCGTGAATCTCATAAAAAAAGTCCTAATTAAATATCTACTTTTTTAGAAAAAAACTTATTTTTTTTTATTAAAATTAGTGGTCGGTTCGTTGCCGACCATATATTTAATAAGAAAATCCCCTATTTTTTTAATAAAATCATTTTACAAAAAATTACAAAAAATGGACATATCAAACCGAATTCTCTCAGAGATTACAGTGTATATGAAATACGCAAAATACATCCCTGATTTGAAAAGAAGAGAGACGTGGCAAGAACTAGTCACAAGAAACATGGTGATGCATATCAAAAAGTTTCCACTGTTAGAAAAAGAAATCAGAGAGAACTACATGTATGTTTATAAAAAACAAGTTCTACCATCAATGAGGTCAATGCAATTTGCAGGTAAACCTATCGAAATCTCACCAAATAGAATCTATAATTGCGCTTATGCACCTGTTGATGATTGGAGAGTATTCTCTGAAATCATGTTCTTGTTATTAGGTGGAACAGGAGTTGGTTATTCAGTACAAAAACATCACGTTGAATTTTTACCTGAAATTAGAAAACCGAGTAAAGAGAGAGGAAGAAGATGGTTAGTGGCTGACTCAATCGAAGGATGGGCAGATGCTGTGAAAGTATTAGTAAAATCATATTTTTATGGAGGTTCACACATTCAGTTTGACTTTAGTGATATTAGACCGAAAGGGGCTAGACTAGTGACTTCAGGTGGTAAAGCACCAGGTCCTCAACCTCTAAAAGAATGTTTGATTAAATTAGAAGGTATATTAGATGCTAAACAAGACGGAGATAGATTAAGACCAATTGAAGTTCATGATATGGTTTGTCATATTGCAGACGCGGTATTGGCTGGTGGTATCAGAAGAGCTGCTCTTATCTCATTGTTCTCAGCGACCGATGAGGAAATGATTGGATGTAAAAGTGGCTCATGGTGGGAACATAATCCACAAAGAGGTAGAGCAAACAACTCTGCAGTTCTCATGAGACATAAGATTACAAAAGATTATTTCATGGACTTGTGGAAAAGAATTGAAGCAAGTGGTGCAGGTGAACCTGGTATTTATTTGAGTAATGACAAAGATTGGGGAACTAACCCTTGCTGTGAAATTGCTTTGAGACCATTTCAATTCTGCAACCTTACAGAGGTAAACGTATCAAACGTGGTATCACAAGAAGACTATGAAGATAGAGTTAAAGCGGCATCATTTATCGGAACACTTCAAGCTGGATACACTGATTTTCACTACTTAAGACCAATTTGGCAAAGAACAACAGAAAAGGATGCTCTTGTAGGTATTTCAATGACAGGAATTGGCTCAGGAGCAGTCTTAGGTTTGAACATGAAAGCAGCGGCTAAAGTTGTAAAAGAAGAAAACAAAAGAGTTGCAGACCTAATCGGAATTAATTCTGCGGCTAGAACTACAACTGTAAAACCTGCTGGTACGACATCACTTACACTTGGCACTTCATCAGGAATTCACGCTTGGCACAACGAATACTACATCAGAAGAGTTAGAGTTGGTAAAAACGAATCAATATATTCTTATCTGAAAAACAATCATTCAGAGTTAGTTGAAGATGAGTACTTCAGACCACACGATACTGCGGTAATTGGTATTCCACAAAAAGCACCTGAAGGTTCAATCCTAAGAAACGAATCACCTATTCAATTACTTGAGAGAGTAAAAAGAGTACAACAAGAATGGATTAAACCAGGGCATAGAAGTGGTTCGAACGCACATAACGTTTCAGCGACTGTTTCCATCCGTGAACACGAATGGCCTGCAGTTGGCGAATGGATGTGGGAAAACAAAGAATACTATAACGGTCTTTCAGTTTTACCTTACGATGGTGGAACTTATATTCAGGCTCCCTTCGAGGATTGTACAAAAGAAAAACACGAAGAACTTATGTCAACACTCAAAGACGTTGACCTATCTAAAATCGTAGAAGCAGATGACAATACAGATTTAAGTGGAGAAGTTGCGTGTGCGGGTGGTGCTTGTGAAGTAAAATTTGTTTAATGGAAAAGAAAAAAAAAATAAAAGGGAGAGGTCGGAAAAACTTCTCCCTTTATATTATATGGAAGGTACATACAAGGTTTTCACCGAAAACTATCATTTAAGGAGAGGACATTGTTGTGGGGATGGTTGTCGACATTGTCCATACGAGCCGAAATATCAAAAGGGTAATACTTCAATAAAAAAATAATCCAAGTATATTTATGACATATGGCAGATGGGATTACATTTGGTATAAATTTTCCATTCAGAGATTCTCTTCGTGGTGACTACCTGCAGTTGACGGAAACTGAGGCTAAAGAAATTAAAGCAGACCTTATACATTTGTTATTGACGAGGAAAGGTTCTCGTTATTATCTTCCTGATTTTGGTACAAGACTATACGAATATATTTTTGAACCGTTTGACGGATTGACTTTTGATGCAATTCAATCAGATATCAGAGATTCGGTAGAAACTTATATGCCAAACTTACTTCTTAATAATATTACAATAACACCTGCTGACCCATTGAATGAAGTTGCACTCTCTGAAGGTATTGCAACACCTGGTACTCCCGAATCATCAATTTTCAGAGTTCCTGGTAAAGGGACTGCTGAGTATACTGCTGTGGTTAGAATAGATTATTCTAATAATCGAGGTGTTTTTGAACAAAGTGATTTTGTTATAATTAATATTTAATATAAATGGCTAATAGACAGATTTCATATACAGTAAGAGATTACCAAGCACTTCGTGTAGAACTACTTAACTATGTCAGAACTTATTATCCTGAGTTGATTCAGGATTTCAATGATGCTTCTGTTTTTTCAGTTTTCTTAGATTTGAATGCGGCGATTGGAGACAACCTTCATTATCATATTGATAGAAGTATCCAAGAAACTGTACTTCAATATGCACAACAAAGGTCTTCAATATTCAACATTGCAAGAACTTATGGTTTAAAATTACCAGGTCAAAGACCGTCTTTAGCCTTAGTTGATTTTTCTATAACAGTACCGGCTTTTGGTGATAAAGAAGATGAGAGATATCTCGGAACACTTTCGAGAGGTTCGCAAGTCTTGGGTGCTGGTATTGTGTTCGAGAACGTTTATGATATAGACTTTGCATCACCCTATAACGCTCAAGGATTTCCTAACAGATTAAAGATTCCCAACTTTAACGCGAATAACGTATTAATAAATTACACAATCACGAAGAGAGAACTTGTTGTTAATGGACTGACAAAAGTTTTCAAAAAGGTTATAACTCCGAATGATGTGAGACCTTTCTACGAATTATTCTTACCTGAAAAAAACGTTTTAGGTATAACAAGTGTGCTTTTGAAAAGCGGAACGGATTATACAAATGTACCAACGGTTGCTGAGTTTTTGGGTGTAAATAATAGATGGTACGAAGTTGATGCTTTGGCCGAGGATAGAGTTTTTGTTGAAGACCCAACAAAAGTATCGGACCAACCTGGTATTAAGGTCGGAAGATACATACAGACCCAAGATAGATTTATCTCAGAATATACACCTGAAGGATTCAAGAAAATAACTTTTGGAGGGGGAACAAATACGGCTCAAGATGCCTTGAACCAATTCACAACATTAGGAACAACTTTAGACCTTCAGAAGTTTTCAAATAACTTTTCGCTTGGTTCGACACTCACCGCGAACTCTACACTTTTCATTCAATATAGAATAGGTGGTGGATTAGCAACTAACTTAGGCACAAATATTATCAATTCAATTGGGACGGTATCATTCTTTGTGAATGGCCCTTCAGAAGCCACAAACTCAAGTGTGGTCAACTCACTGAGATGTAACAACGTTACGGCAGCAATAGGCGGTGCGGGAGTTCCTTCATTAGAGGAAATTAGAAACTATGTTTCTTTCAATTTTGCGGCTCAAAAAAGAGCGGTGACAGTTCAAGATTATGAATCTCTGATAAGAAATATGCCCCCTCAATTCGGTGCTCCAGCTAAAGTTTCAATTACAGAAAACGATAACAAAATTGTAATTCAGATTTTATCTTACGACACAACAGGTAAGTTGACCCCGATAGTTTCTAACACCTTAAGACAAAATATTGCAACCTATTTGTCAAACTATAGAATGATGAATGATTACATATCAGTAATCACTGCCGACGTTATTGATTTAGCTATTGATGTTCAAGTTGTTTTGGATTCTGCACAAAACTCAGGACAGGTGATTGCTGACGTAGTAGATAAAATCTCAACATATTTTGACCCACAAGTAAGACAACTTGGTCAAAACGTAAATCTATCTGAATTGAGAAGTATCATTCAAAATCAAAATGGTATTTTGACAGTTGCAAATATCGAGGTTACAAATAAAGTCGGTGGACAATATTCATCCGCGGAAACTTCGATGGAATATATCGACCCTGAACTCAAAATTATTGGACCAGTTGACGATACAATTTTTGCTCAACCTAACCAAGTATATCAAGTTAGATTCCCACAAAAGGATATCAAAATATCTGTCAAAAACTTCCAATCAATTACATTCTCATAATTTATTAATTCAATCTAAGTCTTATGATTAGATAGTGTGTGTACTTAAAAAAATACACATAAACTATTTATTGAATAAAGTCTTTTGATGGGTGACTCATACAGGATAAAAACCGAGATTGGTATAAGCCAAACGATTGATTTAGAGCTAACTCAGGATTTTGAGTTTTTAGAAATACTTTCGCTAAAAATACAACAAGCTGACATCTATAATAGAAATTGTGCGGATTATGGTGTTATAGTAGGAAGAGTTACCGCAAACAATGGATTTGGTATTCCTAATGCAAGAGTTTCAATTTTTATACCCATAACAACTGTCGATGAGTCGAATCCTGCCATCAGTTCAATATACCCTTATAAATCACCAGAAGATAAAAACGAAGATGGATTTAGATACAATCTATTACCATATGAGAAATCCTATTCGAAACATGCAGCTACAGGTACTTTTCCATCAAAAAATGATGTATTAACAGGTAAAACTGCAGTTGAAATCTACGACAAATATTACAAGTTTACAACCAAGACAAATGATAGCGGTGATTACATGATAATGGGTGTGCCACTTGGTATACAGAGAGTTGTAATGGATGTTGACTTATCTGATATCGGAGAATTCTCTTTGACACCACAAGATTTAATTAGGATGGGTAGAGCAACACAAGCTCAAGTTGCAGGAAATACATTTCTTACATCAAATGATTTGGATTCTTTACCTCAATTAATAA